AAGAAGTTGATCAGCAGAATCAGTGTCACCAATCAACAGACGGACAGAGTTGAGGCGTCCAGATGCCGTAGTGGTATTCAAAACAGTAGCGGAATAGCTCCAAGACATCTAGACGCTCCATATTATTACTTTTCCAACTCACCGTATGTGAGCCGCCAATTACGAATGCGACGAATTTGTGCGCCACGATCTTTAGGGATTTTAGCACACTTCTTGTCGCTAAACTCTTTATTATTTTTGACTTTCTCTTTGACACTAGCGTTGATACGCTCAACTACAATGTGCAGTTGTTCAAGCGAGAGATCGTCTAATCCATCACCAACAGAAACGTTAGCAACTTCTTGTTCAAAATCTTCTTCCAAATCTTCATTGTGATAGAGTTGGTCACTGAAGAACATTTGTTGAATAATATCGTGGGGAGTACCGAAGTATTCCCACCTAAACCTGTCACCCTGCTTCCAAACCGCACCAGCAGCCTGTAGTCCGTTTTGTTTAACGAATACAGGCCGCGATGGGTTGAAGTAGGGAAGAAACGGTCGGGTCATCTCTTCCCTCCTTTAATTAGGCAACAACGGTGTCGATGAAGGCACCAAGATCAGCCGACACAACCTTGTGGTCGTAGGCGAGGTTGGCTTCCAGCACTTCAGCAATACCGTCGATGGCGAGGTAGTCACCGCGATACGACTTGATAGCGATACCGTGGCCCGAAGCGTTTTCCAGTTCATCCCAAGTGAAGGTGTAACCAGCCGACGGGATCATCAGGCCCGCAGCGCGCGGACGGTAGTAGAAGGCAACAGCCTTGCCAGCAATGAAAGCGTTGGATTCGGTCCGGCCCTCCGCAGCGGTGTTCTTCGCCGTGTCCATGACGAGGAACTCTTCCACACCGAAGATTTCAGCCAGTTTGGCATCCGTCACCAGAGCGGTGTTCGTCACGGTAGCGCCACCATTCAGGCGGGCAAGGATCGTCGGGTGGTTGACCAGAACGTCACGGACTTCTTTACCAACAACCATAACATTGGGCTTGAAGCCGCCCGACTTGAGTTGCACGGTACGCATGATGTTCGTAACGTCAACAATCGGGGTCGAGTTGGTGTAGTCAGACCACTGACGGACTTGGTTGGTCGAAGGCGAACCAGAAACACCATCCCAATCCGTACCCCAGACACCGCCAGTGAAGTAGGTCGAAGCCCACTTGATTTCACGGTCGATCAGGAGTTGGTGGGTCAGCATCTGCGAGCCAGCGGCACGAATGTCCAGAGCGGCGTCTTCGTTAGCAAGCGTCTCGAAATCGAAGTCAGTTGCCAGCGAGTAAACGTCCGTCAGGTAGGTGTCCGTCGAGAGCGACATGCCCACACGGGGAGCCTGAGTGCGCGGAGCGCGAGCCTGCACCTGACCAACACGGTTGAAGTCAGCGCGGTTGTAGATGTAGTATTTGTCGGACTTTTTAGCAACCGACACTTTCGGGAACACGCGATCAGCGATAAAGCCGTTGGCGTCTTGCAGGAAAGCAATCGTCAGGTTAGTAAGCGGGGCGTCGATATGAACGGCGCTCGGAGTCAGCATAGCCATTTGTAGTATTCCTTATTTAACTAGATTAGGCTGCGGTTTCAGCGCGAGACAGGTTGATCGTGATGACCTGACCCGACACACCAGCTTCCTGAGCGTAGCCCAGAATGACGTGGCCCGTGGTAGCAGTGATAGCGCGACCAGCGTTGTTCGAAGACACAGCAGCGCCAACAGCGATGTTACCAGCAGCAAGCACAGTTACACGGCCATCATAAGCAACAGTAACAGCTTCGCCAGCACCAGCAGCCGATTGCAGCACAACACCAGAAGCACGAGCGCCAGCCGTACCAACGGGGTCAATCTGACCATCCGAAGCAGGGCCAACAACAAAAGTGAATTGAGTGAGGGCAGCACCAGAGATCATGGTGCGAGTAGCCATCCGTTCCGTAAATGCCATTTTAAAGGCTCCTTATTACTTTTTGTAGGTTTCAAGCAGCAGGGACTTTCCCTGTGCAGTCTTGATGACAGCAGCATACGCTTTGTAGAAGTCTTTTTCCTTCTTCTCTTCCTGATAAGACTTAACCATGTCGTTAAGCTTTTCAGTGGGAGATTTAAGGTCATTTTCTGCGTCAGTTTTGCCGACTTCTTGGTAGATGCCAGCAAAAGCAGCATCAGCGGCGCGAAGGATGGCAAGGAGGGCTTCATCCGTACCAATCGACTTCAAGAGTTTACCACGCTCATCAGCAGTCCCTTTAAAGTTCGGGAGAACCTCGTCAGCGCGCTTACGGAGTGCTTCAGCCTCAACAGCCTTTTGCATCTCTTCTAGTTTTTTAAGGATCGGAGTAGGGATGGCCGACTTGGCAATCATTTCACCTTCAACTTCGATCATTTCCTCAGACGGCTTTGCCTTTTCAACAACAGCAGCCTCAAGCTCAGCAACCTTAGCCTTGTAGGTCTCAACCTCTTCAAGAAGCATCTTGTTGACTTCTTCAAGTTCAAGAGCTTCAGTCTTCCAAGATTTACGCATAGGCTTTTCGTCGTTGCCTTTATCAGCATTCATCATGTCTGCACCATCACAACCTTTGCAAGTGGCATCAGTGCAATTCTCGCACATGGCAGCTTTTGCCATGTCTTCTTGTTGGGCTTCCATCTGCATTTCCATCGCCTCTTCTTCTGGAGATTTGATTTCAATTTCGATAGAGATGCCCTTTTCGACATCTTCGTTTTCCATGTGTTCCCCTTCCGGGCTGCGCTTGTAGAGAGCAACTTTGGCGAGCGGGTCATCACCCATATCGACCAAGGAAACTTCTTCAAGTTCCAAGTTTACGAGTTCGGTGGGCATTTACACCATCTCCTTCAAGGCTCGTCCACCAATAGAGAACGCAGCCAGCTTACCGCTTTTAACATCTTGCCACACTTGATCGTCATAGACTTTCAGTGCGATTACCCAACCCTCGCGGTCTGATTGGATACCCAATGCCTTTGCAATATCATTTGTCAAGGGCATGGAATGGACAACTTCCCCGATTTTCTCGCCAGTGTGCATAGCCTTGGCGGTTCTCATGGAAAGCATAAAATTAGTGGCAGCTTTGGCAATCTGGTCAGGGCGAATAAACTCACCACTGTGGTCCAGACTGATATCGCCATTGACAGTTGAGACGTAAGCCCAACCAAAGGCCAGACGCTCCTCATCCATCTGTTTAAGGATTTGACCTTCAATCTGGACCTTGTTGGTCATCTCAGAGACCGAAGTTCCTTCTTCCCACATACGACAAGACCAATAGCGAGGGGTCGTTTTGTCGCTTGCAGTATCGCAAGAGTGGCGAGAGCGGAAGTTAGCGCGAGCATTAGGATCGTCACGGCGGATTTCCATGTTAGGATCACCAAACGTGACCTTCTTCACCCTGTCGCCATCTTTGACATAGACGCCAAACTTCTTAGTGGAGCCAGCAGGCATACGGAAAGGTTTATCAAGTTCAACTTGACGACCTTGATACTCTGCTTTAGAGACAGCTTGTTTGGCTTGCGACCAAGCACCAGCAAAAGCTCTGCTTTCGGTCATTCCGTCTTGTTCCATCATGGAGTTGAAGACGTTACGAAAAACACTTTGTTGATGTGAGGTAAGTTTGCTGCGAACAGTTTTGGGAAGTTCATCAATAGAAGCGTAAGGCATATCAATCACCAAGTGCTAAGGGCTACACGCTTCCAAGTGTTTGTAGCAACACAAACATAGAAGTAGTTAGCATCAAAGGCATTGTCACCTTTACGTCCAGCAGAAGTTGCTGTAGCAGGAACAGCTTGCCAAATGTCTTCAATGGCAGGTCGCACAAGCAAAGTCCCATTATTAGCTGCATTAACAACAGCAGCAACAGAGACGATATTATTAGGGGCATCAGGACGGGTTGCAGTCAAACCACCGGCCACAGAAGGGCTTGCATAAAGGATGGCACCATCTGTGAAAGCAGAAGTATTTACACCACGATCTTTTCCGAAGTTAGCTCCAAGACCAGCTGCGTTATTAGCAATACTCTCAGCAGTGACACCCATAAGAACATGACTGTCATAAGTACCATTTGCCGTAAAAGGTGCTGCAAGAAGGACACCACTGTTTCCAAGGCTTCCAGCAAAACGGACAACCGTTCCAATGGGGATTGTGGAACCAGTTTGGTTACGGACACGATAATAAATGTCCTGACCAACGTGCATAACTACACTTCCGCCATTGACACCAACTTCAAGAGTGTTATAAGTTGCATTCCAAGTAAGCTCACCATCAATAGGGCTTGCTTTTACGTTGGTAGTGTCTAGAGCAATGTAATCTACAGACTTGAAGAACTCTTCACGGGTAATCTTCTTTGTCGTATTCGTAGAAACATCTACGATAGCGAGAAGGTCATCTTGTGCAGCACCAGCCCCAGTGAGTGAAGTCAGTGCGCTAATTTTAGCATCAGCCATTAATTCAACTCCGGGATAATCATGATGGCAATGTTACCATTATTAGGAAAGGTTTCTACAGTAAGGTCAGAGTATGTAACTTCAAACTCAGCGTAGAAAGTGCCAGCTTCGTCAGTGTCGTTTGGTTGCCAGTCGTATCTAACTATGCCACCAGAAGCATTAACAACTGTCATAGTCTCGTTCACTACGACTGCACCAGTAAGAGACTTCATGTGAAACTTTACGGTGCAGCCGTTGAGATTGATCGAAGCTCCACTAGCATCCTTCAAAGTTGCTTGCAGAGAGGGGGAGGTGTCAGACTGCTTGATTGTAAAGGTCATCTATCGACACCTCGTTTTTGCTATTGTTTGTAGTAATAGAGTTTTCCGTGTCAATGATGACAACGTTAGCAGAAGTATCGCCACTGAGAGAGACAACACGCCTTACTCCGACAGTACCAGCACCTATCGGATTTTGTCCAACGATACTAATTACGTTGGTAGGAACGTCGGCCCTAAACCCTGTCAGAGTTACAGGGGCAAGTGGAGAAGTATTAAGGTTAGCAGCAGGAACTTGTACAGTAGCACTTGTAAAGACAAGCGGAGAACTTGCCTCAAGAGTTAGACCACTGGACGGTATAGCGAGCGTCACACTCTGTTGCATTTGTGGTGCAAGTGGTGTAACAACAATGTCAACAGCGCCTACATCGACCCTAACACCAGTGGCTACTGTAGGTTGCTCTGCTTGTAGTGCAACGTTTTTACTAGGGACATCGAGCATCCTGTCTACAAGGACTTCTGGAACCTCAGAGCCAATAGACACAGTTGATGCAGGAACCGCTAAAGAGGCCCCTGTAAGGACAGTTGGCTCAAAGCTTGCTACAGAAAGGTCTGTAGTGTCAACAGAAAGAGAAACACCTGTCGAGACAGAAGGTTGCAATGCAGCAACCACAAAGTCTGTTACAGGAACTTCTAAAGCATTAGAGGTAACGACTTCAGGAGTTGCTGCACTTAGAGTTAGTTCAGATGAAGGGACGTAGATGTTTACTTCAGGGGCTAGGGATGCAACTCCATCATCGCCAAGCGGTGTAGAAGCGAGAGGGTTGAATCCGAGCATCTGTTATTCCCCAAATCCGGAGATCTGCGCTCCGGTTGTTGCTACAGTTGCAGCATCTTTCAGTCTTTCGCCCATTGATCCCGAAGCTGTAGCACTGGTCCTTGCGTAATCCCAGACAGCGGCAGCGACCTCAGAAGGTGTCGGTGTGGAGATGTAAGTTCCCACAAGCGAGTTACTGGGGCCGTAGGCTATACCAACTTTCACATTCGAGATACTTGGGAACTCAGTCAACAGCACGGGGCGGTACATACTACGGGGAAACTGAGGGGCAGAGTCAACGGCACAAATGTACACCCAGGTGCTCCAGCGTTGCTACCCG